GGCCTCAGCGTCCCTGAAATGGAAAAACTGACCGGCATCCCGAATACAAGCATCAACGCCGTGTGCAAAAGAAGCCCGTTGATCTACATCGACAGGTGGCGAGTTCACCGGTATCACAACGAATACTTGTGCTGCTGGGTGGCGGTGTACTGCCTTGTTCCTCTGCCTGAGAACGCCCCAAAGCCGAAGATGAAGCCAAGTGACTACCTGCGATCCATGCAGGAATCGGGGGCGGCTGTATGACAAAACCCAGCGTCACTGAGCGCTACGTAACCGCAGACGGCCCGTCAGACGTCATCACAGCCGCCGGGTGGGTTGCCCAACGCCACGAAATGGCCCTGATGCTGTGGGGCGTGATGTACGAGGGCAAGACCAGCCAGAAGCACCGGCTCGCTGAACTGCTGGGCGACCACCTGAACCGCGCCATGGACCGAGACCGCCGCCTCAAGGGGGATGCGTGGAAGATCGCCCGGGAAATGCTGGCCTGGCATTGCGAGGGCGTGTGCACCGCCTGCGACGGCAGGGGCTACGAAATCATCAAGGGCACGCCGAGCCTGTCTGACCGCCTGTGCAGCCACTGCCACGGCTCGGGAAAGCGCCCGTACCCACGGGATGCCGCTCATGTGTGGATGGAGGCCGAGTTGCACCGGATGTCGGCCATTGCGGCAAGCGAGGTCATGAAAAGGCTTGCATCCAGCATGGTCTTGTGATACTGTCGCCGGAGTCCGACAAATCTCCGGTGAGCGGAGAACAGCAAAAAGTGGACGCCCCTTCGTTGGGATAGGTGCCTCTAAGCGAGGCGCATCACGCATGCGGATTGAGCCAAAGAAGATCGCAGACTTCAGGGCCTCATCCAATCAGTCCGCAGCCGTGATGGTGACAACCGTGAACGACCGAGTTGAAGGCGAAAGCCGTACATACCGCGTTAGGCGCGAACGGGCGTAGTCCCGGCACGGGCTGGAGGGTAGCCGCCAGCCACCATCAACCATCCAGAGGCCCGCCATGCGCGGGCTTCGCGCTTTCTGGTCGATAAGCATCCACGCCGTTAGGATGCCCCGATTTCGTCGGGAGATGGCGCCTTGGCAAAGCGCATTGACCACCCAGACGCAGGGCCGATCCGACGCCCACGCCACCTAGCTAGCCGCAAGGGACCGTGCCCTGCACCCTTCATGAGGCCGCCCATGACCAACAACCCTCTGACCGTTTCCCCTGACGGCAGAAAGAGCCAAACGGCCTGTCTTGTAAAAGACGGAAAGCCCTCATGGGATGACGCACCAGAATGGGCCAAAGGGCTTTTCTGGGAAGGCGACGAGTATTACTGGTCAAGCGACTGGACCATCAACACATGGTCTGTTGAGCCGCGTCCGAAATCCTAATTGACCCGAGACATCCCCGCTGCCGAAGCAGGGCCGGCCACGGGCAAATGGCCGGGGACCTCCCCCTGACTCGCCCGCAGGTATCAGCGGCAGGGCGAACCCACAGCGCCAGCGGCCCCAGATCAAGGGCCGTCACGGATGGCGCTCCCTCCCGGGCAGAGCCTGGGCACCACCCAAGCCAGAGGCGAGGGAGATCCCTATGACCAAACGCAAGGAGAGCCCCAAGACAACGGGCCGACCGTCCAAATACCGCGAAGAGTTCAACGAGCAGGCCCGCAAGCTCTGCCTGTTGGGGGCCACCGACAAAGACATGGCCGCATTCTTCGAGGTGACAGAAACGACGGTCAACAACTGGAAGATCGAGCATCCAGCCTTTTTTGAGTCCTTAAAGGCGGGCAAGCAACTTGCTGATGCAGCGGTTGCAGACAGCCTGTTTCAGCGGGCGTGCGGGTACAGCCACCAGGCGGTGAAGATACTTGTGGTGGACAAGGAAGTCGTCCACGAGGAATACACCGAGCATTACCCGCCCGACCCCACCAGCATGATCTTCTGGCTCAAAAACCGCCGCCCGGACCTGTGGCGCGCGCAGCCTGAGGACGGCGGGGAAGCGCCTCAGCCGGTCAAGGTGGTGTTCGAAGTCAAGGACGCTTCGATTCCTGAGCCGACCTGATGGCCGGCCTGAACATCCCGCAGGCGCGGTTCCTGTCCTTGCCGCACAAGTTTCGCGCTTTCGTGGCGGGGTTTGGGGCTGGGAAAACGTGGGTGGGTTGCACCGGCCTGCTGCAGCATTCGCTGGAGTTTCCGCGCATCAATGCCGGGTACTTTGCCCCGAGCTACCCGATGATTCGGGACATCTTCTATCCGACCATCGAAGAGGTGGCGGAAAGCATCGGGCTCCGGGCGGTGGTCAAGAAGTCAGACCACGAGGTGAGCATCTACAGCGGGAAGGTCTACCGCAACACGATCATCTGCCGCTCGATGGACGACCCGGGCAAGATCGTGGGCTTCAAGATCGGCAAGGCCCTGGTTGATGAGCTGGACGTTTTGAAGCTCCACCAGGCCGAAACCGCTTGGCGCAAGATCATCGCCAGGATGCGGCAACAGGCCGAAGGGCTGGCAAACGGCATTGACGTCACAACGACCCCCGAGGGTTTCCAGTTCGTCTACAGCCAGTGGGTCAAGGCGATTCGGGACAAGCCAGAACTGGCCGGCCTGTACGGCATGGTTCAGGCTTCGACCTACCAGAACGGGCAGAACCTGCCGCCCGGGTACATCGAATCCCTGCGGGCAAGTTACCCGCCGCAACTGATTTCTGCCTACCTCAAGGGCCAGTTCGTCAACCTTACCAGCGGGGCGGTCTACCCCGAGTTTGACCGGCACCAGAACCACACCGACGACGAGATCCAGCCCGGGGACGTGCTGCACGTCGGCATGGACTTCAACGTGCTGAAGATGGCGGCCGTGCTGTTCGTGGTGCGTGGCGGTGAGCCTCACGCGGTGGCCGAGCGCACCGGTGTGCGGGACACGCCGACGATGGCGAACCTGCTGAAAAGCCAGTTCTCGGGTCACAGCATCGTGGTGTACCCGGACGCCAGCGGCCAGGCCACGAGCAGCAAGAACGCCTCTGAGTCTGACCTGAGCATCCTGCGAGGCGCGGGGTTTCAGGTGAGAGTCAACGGCACGAACCCGGCCGTGAAGGACCGCGTGGCTTCTGTAAACGCCATGATCCTCAACGACAAGGGCCAGCGCCGCCTGAAGGTCAACACCCGCAACTGCCCGGTGTTCACCGAAGCCCTGGAGCAGCAGGCCTACGACAAGAACGGCGAGCCGGACAAGACGACAGGCCATGACCACGTGAACGACGGCGGGGGCTACTTCATCGTGCATGAGTACCCCGTGGTGAGCCGCAACATTCAGCGACTGCGCGTCGTGGGAACCTGAGCATGGACGACAAACCCGATCACCTGCATCCGGAGTACAAGGCGATGCTCCCGAAGTGGCAGCGCTGCCGCGATGTTTTGTCTGGGCAGGATGCCGTCCACGCTGCGGGGATCAAGTACCTCCCTGCCCTTACCGATCAGGAGCCGGCCGAGTACAAGGCCTACAAAGAACGCACCAGCTTCTACCCGGCCACCGGTCGGACGTGGCAGGGGCTGATCGGTCTGGTGTTCCGTCAGTCTCCGCATGAGGAAGCGCCGGCTGCGGCAATGCCACTGCTGGAGGACGTCACGCTGTCGGGAATCGACGCCGAAGCCTTTGCCCGCGAGATCATGGGCGAGATCGAAGCCGTGGGGCGCTATGGCGTGCTGGTCGAATACCCGCGCGTTACCCAGCAACCCGGCAGCCTCGCAGAAGCGGGTGCGATGAACCTGCGGCCCTACGCGACGGGCTACAAAGCCGAGGCCATCATCAACTGGCGCGTGGAGCGCATCGGCAACGTCATGAAGCCTACGCTGGTCGTGCTGGCTGAGAAGCACAAGACCGCTGGGATGTTCGTCACGACCGAGGAAGACCAGCTCCGCGTGCTGATGTTGTTTGAAGGCCAGTACGTGCAGCAGATCTGGCGCAAGCCGGAGAAGTCGGGCGACTGGACGTTGATGGAGCAGATCGTCCCGCTTCGCAATGGTGCCGCGCTGGACTTCATTCCGTTCTACCCATTCGGGGCGGAGGAAAACATCCTGACGTGCCAAGAGCCACCGCTCATGGATCTGGTGAACGTGAACCTTTCGCATTACCGCACCAGTGCCGATCTGGAGCACGGCGCGCACTTCACCGGCCTGCCGATGCTGTTCTTGGCTGGTGTTCGGGTGGCAGAAAACGAGAAGATCAGGCTCGGCAGTCAGGCGGCGATCGTTGCCGATCAACCAGAGGCTGACGGGAAGTTCATCGAGTTCACCGGTCAGGGTCTCGGAGCGCTTGAGAAGCTGCTGGACCGCAAAGAGGCTCAGATGGCCGCCATCGGCGCGCGAATGCTGATGCCTGAGAAGGCCGCAGTCGAAGCCGCTGAAACCGTGGCGATGCGCCACAACGGGGAAAACTCCGTGTTGGCGGGCCAGGCGAACCTGACCAGTCAGGGCGTGCAGGACGTGCTGAACACGATGCGGGAATGGGCGGGGATACCGGGCGAGATTGCATTCCGCCTGTCCACCGACTTCTTGCCGGGCCGCATGTCGGCGCAAGACCTCGACGCGCTGGTCAAGTCCTGGCAGGCCGGCGCGATCAGCAAGCGCACGCTGTTCGCGAATTTGCAAATGGGCGAGATCGTGGAGCCCGGGAAGACTTTTGAGGAAGAAGAAGCCGAGGCGGCGGAGGATGCCCCGCAGTTGGGCACCATGACCGTCGAAACAGATGGCGCTGAATGACCGTCTGGCTGATGAGGAAATCGGCCATCAGGCCGACCTGCAGCGATACCAGAACTGGCTGGTGGCCCGGGTCATCGGGCTGCTGAACCGAACGGACTCCGACCTGTTCGCGGCACTCACCCGGGCGCTGGAGAGGTTGCCTGCTGGCGAGTTGAACGTGGAACGGCTGGAGCAGTTGCTGGGCAGTGTGCGCCGGTTGAATGCTCAGGCCTACGCCGCGGCGGGCCGGGAGTTGACCGAGCAGCTACGCGAACTGGTGGCGGTTGAGGCTGGGTTTCAGCTTGAGCTGTTCCGAAGCGAGGTGCCGCCGCAGGTGGTCTCGACAGTCGGTGTCAACGCGGTGAGCAACCCCCAGGTGTTCGCTGCTGCGACCTCTCGACCGTTTCAGGGCCGGCTGCTGCGGGAGTGGATGGCAAGCCTTGAGGAATCGCGGGCCGTACGCATCCGTGACGCCGTACGCATCGGGTTCGTGGAGCAGGAGACCATCGACCAGATCGTGCGCCGGATTCGAGGCACACGCGCCCGTGGCTACGCTGATGGTCTGATCGAGATTGACCGGAGGAACGCTCAGGCGGTGGTCCGAACGGCTGTGAGCCACACGGCAGCGACGACCCGCGAGGCGTTCTACGAGGCCAACGACGATCTCATCAAAGCCCGCAAATGGGACAGCACGCTGGACAGCCGCACGACGCCAATCTGCCAAGTGCGGGATGGCAAGCTGTACGAACCTGTGACGCACAAGCCGATTGGGCACAAACTGCCTTGGCTCGGTGGTCCGGGACGGGCGCATTGGGGCTGCCGGTCGGTCGATGTGCCGGTCACGAAGTCGTGGCGCGAATTGGGGGTGGATCTGGACGAAATGACGCCCAGCACCCGGGCCAGCATGGACGGCCAGGTGCCGGCGGACATGACCTTCGGGGCGTGGATTCAGCGCCAGAGTGCACGTCGGCAAGACGACATCCTCGGCCCCAAGCGCGGCGCGTTGCTGCGTGAAGGCGGGCTGAAGTTTGAGGAACTGTTCAACCCTCGCGGGCAGTACCTGACGCTTGAGCAACTGAGAGACAGAAGGCCGGGGGCTTTTGAGAAAGCGAGCGCACCATGACGAGATACACCCGCGATGAAGCCGATGTACTGTCATGGTATGGCGTGCATTTCCTAAACGTGACTTGTCTGTCAGACGATCAAGAGGTGTTTGTCGTCATCCCTTGACGACTGAGGTTTTCTTGGGCTACATTGGGCTTTGCCGCCGGGAAGCGGTCAACACAGTAAGCCCAAGAAGCCAGACTGCTAGGTACTGTCCTAGTCTTCCCGGGCCGGTTCACTCCGGTCAGTCTGGCCTCTTGGGCTTTTTCTATGGAGCCCGTATGTCAATCAAAACCGAGGTACTCACGATAACGCCTGAGATGGCGGCGCACTTTCTTGCGAACAACGCCAACGCCTGAATATCACCTCAGAGAGCGCATGAATCAGAAGGGCAAAGGCTTTTCAATGTCAGGCGTTTATGAGCTGAACCTATGCGCCAAGGCCGCCTTGTTGAAAATGCAGGGCCGAAGAATCAAGTTGCTGAAACTTGGGGACACCGAGTATCAGATTGACTTGGACAACGCGAAAATCTGAACCACGCGCCATAAGGCGCACACCATCACCGAAGCCTCGCAGGCTGTGTCTGCGGGGCTTTTTCTTTGGGGCAGCGCCCCACAACCAACCGGCCAGAGGCCACACCCATATGAGCATTGAACTGGACTCCCCCGAGGGGAAAGCGGCCATCAAAGCCGCCGTCGAAGAAGCCACTGCAGCCCTTGCCGCAAAGAACAAGGAACTGCTGGGCGAGTTGAAGGAAGCCCGCAAGGGCAAGGCCATCAACCCCGAAGACCTCGAAAAGCTGGAAAGCCGGATCGAAGAACTGCAGGGGCAACTCACCGAGGCTCAGAAGACGGCCAAGACGGCCACAAAAGAAGCCGAGAAAGCGACGAAGGCCCTGGCCGACGCCGAGGGCTTCACCCAGCGGCTGCTGGTGGACAACGGATTGACCGACGCACTGACGAAAGCCGGCGTGTCGAACCCCGTTCACCTCAAGGCGGCCAAGGCACTGCTCAGTGGGCAAGTGCAGATCGTGGCCGATGGTGACTCCAAGGTCGCCAAGGTCGGCGAGAAGGCACTGGCCGATTACATCGGCGAATGGGCCAAAGGCGACGAGGGCAAGTTCTTCGTCGCTGCTCCGAACAACTCCGGCGGCGGTGCCAACGGCGGTTCGGGTGGCTCAGGCAACAAAACCCCCGGCTCTCTCAAGGAAGCAAACAGCACGCAGGAACGCATCGCGGTTATCCGCAAGCGTCTTGAAGCTGAGGCGGCTTCCGGCGAGGGCTGATCCAAACATTCACGGCTTGAAGGCCGGAAAGGAACCCTCTCATGGCACTGAGCAACATGAAGGTCTTCAACCGTCAGGTTCAGACCGCAGCAATCGAGACCCTCGCACAGATGGTCGACAAGTTCAACGCCGCTTCGGCTGGCGCCATTCAACTCAGCACGGAAGGATTCGAGGGCGACTATCGCTACGTGAACTCCTTTCTTGGCATTCACTCCTCGCAGCGACGCATCGATGCCTACGCCGCGAACTCGGATGTGACTCCAACCGCGCTTGCGCAGATGCAAGAAATCGGCGTCAAGGTGAAGGGCGGTTTCGGCCCCATCATTTGGGAGCCGGGGCAGTTGAATTGGGTTCAGATGAACCCGGAAGTGGCGATTGAGGCCGCGTCTCGCAACATGGCCGAGGCCATGATGAAAGACATGCTGAACTCTGCCATTGCCGCAGCCTGCGCCGCCATCGAGAACGTGGGCACCACGGTCTACTACGACACCGGCACCGGTCGCGCCATCACGTACCGCGACATCAACCAGGCCCACGCTAAGTTTGGCGACATGAGCCAGTTGATCGTCTGCGACATCATGGACGGCGCGACCTACCACAACCTGATCGACCTGAACCTGACGAACGCTGAAGAGTTGTTCGTCGCAGGCAACGTGACGGTCGTGAACATCCTGGGCAAGCGCATCGTCGTGACCGACGCCCCGGCCCTGCGTGAGACCCCGGCGACCTCGACCAACGACATCAAGGTGCTGTCCTTGGTGGCTGGTGGAGCGATGGTGTACGACACCCGTGATCTCATCACCAACGTCGAAACCACCAACGGCAAGCAGCGCATTGAGACCACCTTCCAAGGTGAGTACAACTTCGGCTTGGCACTCAAGGGTTATGCGTGGGACACCGCTACTGGTGGCAAAACCCCCACCGACGCCGAGCTGGCAACCGGAGGCAACTGGGACAAGGTTGCTACCAGCATCAAGCACACCGCTGGCGTGCTGACGCTCTCGCAAGCCGCCTGATATGAGCCAGCGAGCACTGGTTTCGGTCTGCATGCCCTACTGGCAGCGCCAAGCCGAACTCGACCGCTCGCTGGCCGCATATCGAAGCCTCTACGGTCATCTCGATCTGGAGGTTTCCATATGCGACGACGGTTCTCCAGAACCTGTAAAGGCTGATGGGTGCATCATCACAAGCCTTCCACGCAAGGCAATCGGGCTAAATGCATGCGTGCCCATGAATGCCGCCATTCGGGCAAGCAATGGTGACGTGATCGTCATCACAAACCCGGAGATT